AATTGAATCTTTCAAATACGAAGCTGCAAAAGGTCTATACTTTAAAACTAGATTTAAAGTAAGTGACGCAACTCAATCTGACTTTGCTATCGGTTTAATCATCACTGACACAGCGTTCATTGATGGTACAACTGATGGTATCTATTTTAGAAAAGCTGATGGTTCTACTTCTATGGAATTAGTAATAGAAAAAGATAGCACAGAAACAACTGTTTCTTGTGGAACTGCAGCCGATGACACTTTTATGACTTTAGGATTTTACTATGATCCAAGAGACAGAAAGTTTCATGTCTACAAAGATAATGTAAAAGTTGGAACCGGCGTGGGTACAAATGCACCAGACGATGAAGAATTGGCTGTTTCATTTGGAATTCAAAACGGTGAAGCTGTTGCAAAAGTAATGACTTTAGATTACATTTCAGCAGGAAAAGAGCGTACAGCTAACACTGAACTTTAATAAATAATAGTGTGGGCTTAGGCCCACACAAATTTTTAAGGAGAAACAAATGTCAACAGACATAAAGGCAAAACACTTTAAACTTATTGGTGCATCAACTACTCACATAGCTGCTGCTCAAACTTTAGGTGGCGCTGGTAATTTTACATTAGCTAATACGACAGTAGGTAATTTACCTCAGACTATTACTTTTACTTCAACAGGAAATATTTCTGGTGTTGAAATGACAATCACAGGAACTGATCTTAATGGAGACGCACAAACTGAAGCTATTAATGGTCCTAATAATAACACGGTAACCTCTACAAATAAATTTTTAACTGTAACTCAAGTTGCAGCTGATGGAGCTGTGAGCACAAATACTTCTATTGGTATCACAGGAACTGCCACAGAAGGCATACTCACACCAGGGAGAACTAGAATCAGAGGTTTACATGGAGTTAGTTCAGCAACGGCAGGTTCAATGGTTTTTAGAAACACTTCTACTTCAGGAAGTATTTTATTAGAACTAGATACACCTAACCAAGATGATTTTATTGATCCATATATACCAGATGATGGTGTTTTATTTGATAGTGGTGCATATCTAAATGTAGGAAGTGGAGTAACGAGCGTTACAGTATTCTTTGATGGATAGGAGGTTAAATGGCTAACACTACCTCGGGAACAACAACTTTCGATAAAACTTTTTCTATTGAAGAAATAATAGAAGATGCTTTCGAACGTATTGGATTAAATTCTGTAGCAGGTTATCAACTTAAATCTGCTAGAAGATCTCTTAATATTTTATTTCAAGAATGGGGTAATAGAGGTATTCATTATTGGGAAGTAGGTTCAACCAATTTAGATCTCGTAGAGGGTCAGGCAGACTATGATTTTTTTAGATCTAGTGGCGATGGAACGTCAGCTACAACCACAGATCCAGCAAGCGTATTTGGAATATCCGATGTCCTTGAGGCGCAGTTAAGATCTAATAGAACTCAGACGACACAATCAGATAGTCCGATGACAAAAGTGGATAGATCCACATATGCAGGATTCTCAAACAAATTATCTAAAGGGACACCTAATCAATACTGGGTAGAGAGATTTATAGATAAAGTTACAATACATATCTATCCAACACCAGATTCAACAAATGCATCTAAAGATATGCATTTCTTTTTTATAAAAAGAATACAGGATGTAGGAGATTACACAAATGCAACTGATGTGCCATTTAGATTTGTGCCTTGTATGGTATCAGGACTTGCATATTATTTAGCACAAAAATATCAACCACAACTTTTACAAGCTACAAAATTAGCTTACGAGGATGAGTTTGCAAGAGCACTAGCGGAGGACGGATCAGCTTCAAGCACACACATTACACCTAAAGCTTATTACCCGGGAACATAATGGCAAAATACGCAACAGGTAAATACGCAAGAGCAATATCAGATAGATCTGGTATGGAGTTTCCATACAAAGAAATGGTTAGAGAATGGAACGGTGCTTTTGTGCATGTTTCTGAATTTGAACCAAAGCAACCACAATTAGAACCAAAACCCATGAATGGTGATTCTATATCTCTTAGAAATGTTAGACCTGACAGAACAGAAACAGCTGTGCCTAACATATTACCGTTAAATGCATTCACAACAACGAGTGGGTCTGCAACGATATCTGTTAATGAGCCAGATCACGGCAGATCAACAAGTGATAGAGTTAGATTTAGAGACGCAAGTGTTGTCGGTGGAGTAGCAGCTGCAACAATAAACGATGCAGCAGGATACGTAATTACTAAAGTTAATGATGATAATTATACCTTTGCAACAGGCACAACATCTAGTATAACTGAAACAGGAGGAGGTGGTTCTGCATCAGCGGGACCAGTAACAGTAACGGCATGATTAAATGGATTAAAAATATATTTTGTAAAATAATTGGTATCAAACAATGTGAGTGTCCAGAGGACGAACACATAGAACTATATACTAAAGTGCCAGAACCAGAGGTTCCTGTGCACGAACCTAAAAAATGGGAATGTGGAACACACAATAGATTTAAAAAAAGTTGTCCCATTTGTAGAGAATTAGCAGGAGAAGTATAATGGCTGGATTAAGTGCATCAGGATTAAAAACTCAAATAAAAAGTTACACTGAGGTTGACTCTAACGTGTTAACAGATGCTGTTTTAGAAAATATAATATTAAACGCACAATATAGAATATTTAGAGATGTGCCCATTGATGCTGATAGAAAACAACAATCTGGTAATTTAGTTACAGGTCAAGAAACAATCAACGCTCCAGCAGGAGCTGTTTTTATAAGAGGTATACAAGTTTATGATTCTACATCAGAAATAACTGGTCCTAATGTATGGTTAGAAAAAAAAGATATTACATATTTACAAGAGTATGTATCATCAACAGCATCTGCTAAAAGAGGACAGCCAAAATATTATGCTATGTTTGGAGGTGGTACAGGAGAGTCAGACACCACATCTGGAAGAATGATGTTTGCTCCGGTCCCCGATACCACATATAAATTTAGAGTTCATTACAATGCAGCCCCTGCATTATTAGAAAATAATGACACTAATTATATCAGTCTTAATTTCCCAAATGGGCTACTATATTGTTGTTTATCAGAGACATATAGTTTTTTAAAAGGCCCAATTGATATGTTGACACTGTATGAAAATAAGTATAAACAAGAGGTACAAAAGTTTGCTAATGAGCAAGTTGGAAGAAGACGAAGAGATGACTACACTGATGGCGCTGTTCGTATCCCAGTAAACTCGGCAAACCCGTAGGAGAATAAATTATGGCAATATCATCGGCAATTTGTACAAGTTTTAAACAAGAAATTTTAGTTGGAACACACAATTTTACTGCATCAAGCGGTAACAGTTTTAAAATAGCTTTATATACAAGTGATGCATCTTTAGGTGCAGGCACAACTGCATACTCAACATCAAATGAGATTTCAAACACATCTGGATCTGCATACACTGCAGGCGGTGCAGCTTTAACAAGCGTTACACCAACTACTTCAGGAACAACTGCAATTTGTGACTTTGCAGACGTCAGTTTTACATCTGCAACTTTTACAGCTAATGGCGCGTTAATATACAATGACACGCAATCAGATAAAGCTGTTGCTGTAATAGCTTTTGGTGGTGATAAAACTGTAACAAGTGGAACTTTCACAATTCAATTTCCAACAGCAGACGCCTCTAACGCAATAATTAGAATAGCGTAAGGAGTAGCAACGGATGTCCGTTGACAGAACATTCACAGTCACGGTCGTAAGCACCGATTCAGGCAATAAATACGTTATTGATGGCACACAACAAGCAACGGTTGAATTAGTAGAAGGTGCAACTTTTAGATTCGACCAATCAGATAGTTCTAATAGTGGACACCCATTAAGATTTTCTACAACAAGCAACGGAACACACTCTGGCGGAAGTGAGTATACCACCGGCGTAACAACAAATGGGACTCCAGGATCATCTGGAGCTTATACTCAAATTCAAGTAGCATCTGATGCACCAACTTTGTATTATTATTGTACTGTTCACTCAGCAATGGGGGGACAAGCAAATACTCCTAATGAAGATTTTTGGGGAGCAGGAAATTGGAGCGCTGGTCGATGGGGTATAACCGATGAATTTGCAGTTGGTTGGGGTGCAAAACTTTGGAACTCATCAGGTTCATGGGGAGATATGGGCGATGAAACAGTTTTTCCAACAGGGATTTCTTTAACTTCATCCATAGGATCTGTTACTGTAGATGCAGAAATAAATTCTGGATGGGGTAGATCAACTTGGAATGCTGATGCATGGGGCATTCAGGGAGATGTATTATTAGCAGGTCAAGAAGCTACAGCTTCTGTCGGATCAATTAGTCCTGCAGATGTAATGGGATTAACAGGAGTTTCATCAACAGCAAGTGTTGGTGCACCAACAGTAATAGGGGATATAACACAAGCATTAACTGGTATATCTGCAACAATGTCTGTTGGAACTATCACTCCTGCAGATGTAATGGGATTAACAGGAGTTTCATCAACAGCAAGCGTAGGATCTATATCTCCTGCAGATGTAATGGGATTAACTGGTATTTCTGCAGAATTTAGACTTGGACAAACAAATCAAAATAGTAATCCACTTGTAAATTTAACTGGAATATCATCAACTGCTAGTGTTGGAACATTAACACCTGCAGATGTAATGGGATTGACAGGAGTGTCAGCAACTGCTAGTGTTGGAACAATTACTCCTGCAGATGTAGTAGGATTAACTGGGATTTCTGCAACAGCTTCTGTTGCTGGATTTGGAACTGCAACAGGGTTTGGAATTCAAGCATATCAGGCTATTGACACAGGTTCTAATACAAGTTATACAGACGTAGCAGCGTAATAGGAGATAAAAAATTATGGCATCAACATATACACCCTTAGGAGTAGAACTTCAGGCAACTGGTGAAAACGCCGGTACATGGGGGACAAAAACCAATACTAATTTACAGATTATAGAACAAATTTCTGGTGGTTATACTACACAAAGTATAGCTGGTGGTGCACAAACTACAGCTCTTTCAGTTTCTGATGGATCTACAGGTGCTACTTTATCTCATAGAATGATTGAGTTCACAGGAACTATTACTGGAAATCAAATCGTAACAATTCCATTAGACGTACAAACTTTTTATTTTTTAAGAAATTCAACATCAGGTTCATACACAGTACAATTTAAATATGCATCAGGAAGTGGTGATTCTTTTACTTTTGCGGCAGGAGATAAAGGAGATGCTCTTGTATTTGCTACTGCAAATGATGGAACTAATCCAGATATTGATACTTTACCTGCTGGTGATGTTACAACCACAGGAACACAAACTTTAACAAACAAAACTTTAACTTCACCAAAAATTGGTACTTCAATTTTAGATACTAATGGAAACCAATTAGCTTTACTTACAGCTACAGGTTCTGCTGTAAATGAATTTACAATAGCAAATGCTGCTACAGGAAATGATCCAACATTATCTGCAACGGGTGATGATTCAAACATTGATATAGCTATTAAACCAAAAGGAACTGGAGAAACAGTATTTGGAACAGGAGCAGCGAACGCCACAATTACGACTAGTGGAGCACACGATTTAATTTTAGATACTAACTCAGGTACTAACTCAGGTACAATTACAATTACAGATGCAGCTAATGGAGACATAACTATTGCACCAAATGGTACAGGTGTTGCTAAAGCAGTAGATGCTGGCGATAATACAGGTGCTATTAAAATTGCAGGTAAAGAA